TGATGAACTAGTTCTAGGAAATCCGGGTTCTGCCCAGACGACCCAATCTGTAGACATTCATCATCCCGTAACATGGAGCCATCCTTCATGGCACAAGAGAGACGCGCACTTGGCGACAGGCCTGACCAATACTTCATATATGCATCCAGAACGAATGCAATCCTAAAGCTTGAACCAAGACTGCTCTTTTCACGAGTAACGGGGAATCCCCAGTCCTCCAATATGAGATCCATACGATCACGTTCCTCATAATGGCTGGACATCCACCGTTCGTAGTATTTCTCACTATTAGCCAGCATTTGATCGAGCCAGCTCTTCGTTGTGTTCGAAGGATAGTGGAGAAGGTGTTGTCTCCTCCTATCGCTAAGACAGGCGATACGAGTATGAGTTTTGAGATCAAGGTTCGTGATCTCAGGTCCAAAAGGCAGACCAACACCACCCAGCGCCTCAGAGGCATTATAAGAAATGCCGGGCGGAACAAGGCTGAGAACCTCTTTATGTTCTTGAATAAAGAGTCTCATCCAATACTGGGCAACATACGTCGGGACCCCGTAGACCAGTTCCCGAGCTCGCGCACCAAGCTGCCACCAGCCCATCGTCGGCTTCAGATCCTTTCCTGCATCCATACCTTTCTTCTCTATACCTCTGAGAAGTGCCTGGTTAAGGAAACCAATATACTCCCAGCGTACAGGATTGCCGCCTAAAGAAAGGCGGCACTCGGAGTTCATGATGCAGAAATGGGGCGATAGATAGTTCTTCCCAAGGGATGGCTTTAAGCCACTCGCTGAGACATAATTCGCCCAGGCCACCTTTCTTGAACGCGGTATGATCGCCGCAAGGTCGTCACCGTTAACCAAGACAGGGCTATTCTCATTGAACAGCTCGTCCACTGTCATGCCTATCCCCAGAGAACTGGCGGCAAGGTTAACAATGCACAAAATAGGAAAGCTCGTGGGAGAACCCATGAGCTGTCCCCACACTTGACGTGCAGGGTCTCCTGTTTTGCCATGAAACATGTGACCGACTAGGTCAAGATGGCCTAACTGATGCCAAACGGTCGATGTCAAGGGCGCAGACTCAGATTGCTCGGTCTCAGTAAAGTTTGAAAGAACCTTTACTTCTGCACAAATGCAATCCCAGACGTAGCCAGATAATATTGGGTTTATATTATTGGTAGCGCCATCGAAATCACCGCTCTGGTATACCTGATCGTCCTCCAAAGGTCTCCCGAAGTGTGAGCTCCAGCCCCAATCGTCCAAAGGTTGCCCAATGTACATGAAAGGAGCATAACTCTTCACAACTGGATGTAAGAACTTTTGTATATCCAGGCAGCGATACGATGCTGCGGCCTCCTCCATCGTTATCACGCGAACCTTATCCGGCTCTTTGATAGGAAAAGGCTTCACATCAATGAAACCCTTTTTGATGATGGGGTAAACGAGCGAGTCAACATACTCTTGGAAAGAGCCAAGGTAGTCCAGCCCCTTTACAGGGACATAGACCTTCTCTTCAATACCTTTATGATGTGACCAGAGCGGTACCAAAACAGTCCGCTGCTCAATTTCGTCATCCCCGGCCGGAAACATCGAAGATGCCCAGCCCTCCATCAAGGCCCCAAAGCAGCCACCCCACTGACGGCTTCCCTCAAAGGATGCATTCAAACTAGGTACGTTGGTGCCAGGATTGAATACACGCCCCGCGAACATGTGGTGGCAGATCTCTTTGATCCGCTCCTTTACACGCTCCCGG